ATATTTGTCCCATGACCTCTGTGCGGGCAGGAACATCAAGAGATGGTTATGGAGGGATTACAACCCGGAGATAATATTACAGCAACCACCCTTCGACCGGTACGAGGACCAGAGTGAGATCTTCACGTTGATAAGGAAACCAGATGACCGTTGGTGGTCAGGCATCAAGGACATGTTCTATTTCATGCCATGGTACGGCTGGTGGGTCAACGACAAGATAATGCAACAGTGGCCACACTTCGGAAGAGGCACACTGAGGTATCATGACATCATGCAAGATATCAAACCCCAACACCTTATCAAGTGTGACGCGGGACTCAATGACAGGATGATCAACTTTGCCAAGACACATGGACTACTTTGCTATGGCAACATACCACACGAGAAGGCACTGAGACACTCTAAACCAGACATCAAGAAGTTAGAGGACAATGGTGTGAAAGAACTTAAGGCATGGCTCAGGAAAAATCCAGACAGGCAGAAACAACTAGACGACTACCTGGCACCAGACTGGCAGTACTGGGAGAAGGTAGAGTACCAAGACTGATGCACGAGTACAGGCTACACACACTGGTGGACATAACCGAAAACGGCAATCTAAAACAGCAGTTCCCATTCAAGACCCCATCAGGCGACGAGATACATGACAAGCACAGTCTGGCCGTCGCTAGGAATCAGAACAGCAATTTCTCAACTATGTTGCAACTGCTACAGATGAGGGGTAACATCACGTGGGAACAGCCACCGCACAGAGTTGAACTTCCGAGCCTGGGCAACCATGTGTTCGGATCCTACTATGAGGGCAAACATTCAACATGGCACTTCCAGTTCTTCACAGAACAGTCAGGGGTATATGGTGAAGTGGCCGATCCAACAGAAAATCTAGTAGACGATTTTAACCTGGTACCCATAATAACAGAATGCAAAAACACTGCATATTTTCCTGTACAAACATTCGTCACAAGAGAACTGCAGGGGTCGGACGAACAAAAAGTTATCGGAGCACTGGCAGGTGGGATCATAAACACGTACTTTTCATATGCCGGCACCATCGATAAATAACAGTACATTAAGGCACAAACTTTCTAATATTAAAGGCACACACAGGCGATGCAACAGGCTCATTTACAGGCTCTATTAACGGAGGTGCAAATCCTCAAAAGAGATTTACAAAGATATATGAGTACAACAGAACTAGAAAAACAGAACCTTGAAGCACACGTGGACCTTTGTTCAGAGAGATACAAAGGATTACACGACAGATTGAGTGCGATCGAACTCCGTCTACAAAAGATGAATGAAGATCAACAGTTGAGTCACAAGAGCAGTCAGAAGACAATCATAGCAACAGCAGGCACGGTTGTCGCAGGCCTACTATCAACGGTGGTAGTGATCCTGATGAAGATGCCAGGCTAAAATTATCAATACATGTTCATACAGATAGCACCTAAGGCCAGAGTCTACGTCACAGACACGGATGTTGAATTCATACGAGAACACGCACTGGAATCATTCAGGAGCGACCAACTATCACTAGAGGATGCCGACAGGGCCAAACGGTTGGCAGACAAGGCAGTGTTCGTACGTAAGAAACTTGACACCCACATGCAATATGCTTTAAATAGAAAGATAAAGTTCGTTGCAAATGACAGGAAAAAATAAATCAGAACTGGTAAAACAGATAGAGGCCTACGGGCTGAAAGGCAAACTCGCGGACCTGGCACACCGGGAGCAGGCACGCAGACCATTCCAACACCTGCCCAAGCAGTTCTCCAAGGGCATCCTGATAGGCAACATAGCCATCGTGCCCAAGAAACACACGGGCACCAGATACGTGTACGTGATAGCGGACATGCTGGAGGCCCAGGTACTGCACGATGACATCAACCTCAAACAGACCGCGATCCTGGTTGCACACTACCTGGCGGATGGCAAGAACATACCGGATAACATAGTGGAGATGGACATGAAACATTCATCACAACTGTTCGACATACAGAGTGCCAAACGAATGATACGTGAGGCACAGAAGGGCAAGGACGAACAGATGGAGGACGTTTACTGGGACAGGCTGGATGTCGCTAACCGCCTAGCGGACGAATACAAAGACAAGATACAGCAAATCTTTAGTGACACGTTCGGCACATAGATAATAAATAAACACAGTATGAAGAGCTTAGACCTTACAAAACCAATTACAACCGAATCGTTACTTAAAGAATTTGAATCCAGATTCAACATGACCATGGATCTATCACAGTTCAACGAAGAAGAACTACATGACTACGCAAACCATGTGAGAACAAAGATACATGAGATCACACAGAACACACACTTCGGACAAGAATTAAAAGATGATTCATATCAGAAGAATCAAATGATGTTGGACATCATTAATCAAGCGATCACAGAGAGAAAACTTGGTGAGTACGGCGGCAACATGGATAACCCAATCTTAGACAAAGCAACAGCACCAATCAAAGACAAACTTGCAAAAGGACAACCACTAAGTCCAGATGAGAGAACAGCGGCTTCTAAACTTATGGCAATGAAACAGATGCCAAAAGGTACAGGTACCATGATGGGTGTGAAAGAAGGTGTTGAAGAGCAATCAGAATTAATTTTAGCGGCCAAGGACATGATGGACAAGGTTACATCATTCTTGGAAGATCTAGCATCAATGAAGACAGAAGGCATGTTAGAACTAGCAGACAGAATCAGAGACGAGATGGGTGCTGAGAAATCAGACGCATTCCTACAAAAAATCCAACCAGCGATTGAACAGGCGGAAGCCACTTTAACGACAACTAGACAAGAGCTAGACAACGGTGTAAGAATTTTGACCGGAGAAGAAGTAGCATCAGACCCTATGGGCGCCGATGACACGATGGACATGGACACAACAGACGCAGACTTAGATGACTTGAGTACAGATGACCTAGAGTCAGATGAGTTTGGCGCCTCTGATGCCGAAGCGGGTGGAACAGAACCGGAAGGCAGAGAACAAAGAGAATCAAAAGAAGTGTTTGAAGCATCAAACAGATTGTTCAGTAAACTAGCGGGGAAGTAGTCCCGTGAGATTTTTCGAATTCAACAAAAGCGACACAGACCTAGAGTCAGCATTGATCAACATCCTGTTGAACATGAAGGGCGACGCCGACGAGAAGGGTATGCCAAGTGACGTCAGCATGGACGCAGTCAAACAGATCATGAGCAACACCGGGTATCCAGCATTCAACTATGATGTCTTCAAGAGGATCTACGACGCGGATGGTGATCTAAAGAACCTCGTTGCAGACTTCGACAATGAAAAGATTGTTGTCAAAACAGACGCCGAGGCAGAGAAAGATCCTGCCATGGACTACGATGACCAAGGTTCAACAGACGTGGTAAAGAAGATGGCCAAGTCTGCTATGAACAGACGAAAATAGTCCATAATTACATATATGCACTACAAGAGTATGAAATACCAATTAAATTCTTTACGGCTGGGTTTGATACACGAAGACAATATTTACGGTAAGCCTACTATCTTTTTGGCCATGGGGTCTCAAGCACCAGACGTGCAACCACACATAGATTACTACAAAGATCTATACGCAAAAAAAGAACAGAACATCATAATTATACCTTTCAACAACAACGGCACAGAGCCAGGTGACGATTATGAAATAGTTGCACACTATGAAAATATTTTAGGTATAAAATTTTACGTGACTGAGAAGATAGATTCAACGCACCAGTTCTTTAAAGATTTTGGAGTGCCTGTAAATAACTTTACTGAGTATACTTTTGATGCCAAAACTAAATTCGTAAGGAAAGTATAATGAGTAAAGTATTTTGCGACAAACCATTCAACCACAACTACGTACACCCCAACGGCAAGATGCGTTTGTGTTGTACAACCATACAAGACCTGCCAACCGACAACAACTACAACCTGTTTGATGCCAACAAGCACAGCATAGACGACTACTGGAACAGCAACAGGATGAGAGAGATACGTAGGAAGATGATAGCCGGGGAGAAGATCAGAGACTGTGAAAGATGTTACAGGCAGGAAGAACAGGGTGCAGAGAGTCTGAGATCAACAGAGGGCATGGATGAATTCATCATAGACACACTACCAGATGGTACCTATCAAAAAAGTGCAACGACCATGCAGATACAACTAGGAAACATATGCAATCTCAAATGCAAGATGTGTAGCCAGATGTATAGCCACATGCATGGCATGGAGACCAAGGAAATAGGAGAACAAGATCCGGAATGGTTGCACTGGGTGAAGGAGCAAGGTGCCAACGTCAACAACTGGACCAATGAACTGGGTATCAAACAAGAGTGGTACCGGAGCAAGGAGACCAAATTGAAGATGTTCGGGCACATAAGTCGAAACATCACACAACTGGTCGTGATAGGTGGTGAACCCACCCTCATACCGGAATTCTATGAACTGTTTGAATACTGCGATCAACAAGGAACATTGAAAGACAAGAATGTCACTATAGTTACTAACCTGACCAACACAAACACAAAACTGACTAAATGGTTACCTAAATTAAAAAAATGGCAGATATGGGCAAGTGTTGACGGAGTAGGTGAAAGGACAGAATATATCAGATATCCAAGCAAGTGGAACACAATATTGAATAGTCTGGAGTTCTATAGAAACATCCTAAATGAAAACGGTAACATCACCCTAAGTCCTGCTGTGCAATTACTCAACATAGACCAACTCGACGACATCGTTAAATGGTGGCTGGATTGGTGCGGGGGAGAACTCAACGAAAGATACGGGTTCACTTGGTTGGCGACTGTTTGGTATCCTCTCATCTGTAACCCTAGCATGGCACCACGTGAGTGGAGATTGAAAGTGGCCGACAAGTTGTCCGAGTATAAGTTTGATCAGAACTACGAAAACATAATAAACGAACTGAAGAGGGACCAGCATACGCCAGAGAAGTACCAGGAGTTACAGACAGCATTCATCAAGTACAATGATCGACAGGATCAGTTTAGAGGTGTTAAGAAGACATGGAGAGAACTGTTACCAGAACTAGGCATTGCCTTAGAAAAATCACTTAAAATATAACATATGACGAAAGCAGTTATTAACATAGGAGTAGATGTTGAAGACACTTATTTCAATTTCCCACAACAGGTCATGAGCGAAATCGTAGATGCCTTGCACAATAACGACACAGTTGAGATACATTTCGCAGAAGGAGTGGCACTTGAAGAATTGAACTACAAAGAAAAAAAATTCTTACAGATACTTAAAGAACTTTGCGACCAAAACAGTTGGCCCTTGAGCAAGATACACTTTGTTCTACCAAATTTTGTGCAAGACAGCTCAGTATGGCCTTGTATAGAATTTGGTAATTCGTCACAAGTTAGTATTCCTCTCGAAGATAATTTTTTTTTGAGAGTGCAGACAGAAGATATTAAAATCAAAAAAAATATTCAAAAAACTTTTGGAATTTTTGTCCATAGGAGCAGTTGGGAAAGACTACTATTAAGCAGTCATCTACATAAAAAACACAGAGACATAACTCTGCAGACCTTCCATAGACACCTGGATAATCCAGCACACCTGATAGAGCTGGGTATTGATCAACTATTATGGCAGTTAAGCAGTGCCGAAAAACTAGATGCTTCCATGATTAGACAAATCTCAGCATTTGTCGAAAATATACCTTTCGATCATGGGAAAAAGTGGACACATAATAATCATGTCAGCATGACCGTGGACAAAACTATAATGTTTTGGTATAATAATATATTTGTCGATGTGGTTTGTGAAAAGATGAACACAGGAAAAACATTCTTTCCCACGGAGAAGATTGCAAGACCACTGGGCACTAAGACTCCATTCCTAATCATGTCATCTCCCGACTACATCAAGAACCTGCGTAAGTTAGGCTTCCGGTCTTTTGGAAAGTTTTGGGACGAGAGCTATGACTATCAACAAGGTGTACAGAGAGCAGAATCTATCCAATGTATAATAGACGATCTGGCAAAATTGAATCAATCGCAGTTGCAGGAACTTTACCAAAAAATGTTACCAATATTGGAACACAATCATAAGATATACAACGAGCTCACGCCTGATAAAATTATGTCTACTTTTAACCTAGTTAAATAATTCTATGAAGATATTTTTAACCGGCTCCAGCGGTTTTATAGGAGAAAATCTTGTTAAAAAACTTACATTAACACACGAAGTCCATGAGATGCAAAGTGATCTGCTTGAACACAAGAAAGTACAACAAGAATTACTAAATGCAGACCCAGACATAGTAGTGCATCTGGCCGCCAGGACCGAAGTACAACAAAGTTTTTATGAACAGATAACTTTCAGCGATACCAATTATGTGGGCACTGTGAACTTGATAGAAGCCGCTTCTAAACTAAAAAACTTGAAAAACTTTGTGTTTGCCAGCACAATGGAGACCTACGGATGGCAACCCATATCAGACGAAGTCAAGAATAACAAGATACCAAACAAACATATACTTTTTGATGAGAACACACCCACCAATCCCAATGCACCTTATGCCGTGGCCAAACTAGGGTGCGAGTATTATCTGAAATATGCTAAACGATCGCTAGGATTACCTTACACAATCATCAGACTGACCAACTGCTACGGAAGAGACAATAATGATTTCTTTGTAACAGAACAAATCATAAGACAAATGCTCAATAACGAGCATGAGATTAATCTTGGTTATGCGGAACCATACAGAAATTTTATCTATATTGATGACATGATAGACATGTGGTCATTGGTCATTAAACACTATGACAAATGTAACGGCAAGACTTTTACCATAGGCCCAGAACAGGCAATCAAAATCAAAGACTACGCCGAGATGATTGCAAAAAAACTTAACTGGCAAGGCAAGATCAATTGGGACACAAAAGATCCTAGACCGGGAGAAATCTACTGGTTGTGTTCAAATCACAAATTGATCACAGAGACTATTGGTTGGGGACCAAAAACTTCATTGTCAGATGGACTGGATAAGACTATAGAAATATGGAAGAAGAAAAATGCTGAATGATCTACAAACACATTGGGACAATGCCACTCTAGATTATGATCTAGGAAAATACAATTTCAAACAATGGGCAATTGATGTAATACAGGAAGAATTCCCACAAGTGAAGGAATTAGAAAAAATACATCAACTCCTTAAACCTAACGAGGTAGTAAAATTACAACAACATGTACAGAATGCTTGTTCTAGAAAAGACTTCATGGAGATGTTTGACGCTTTCACCAAAGAGCACATACCATCGAGAATACAAAACAAAAGATATATGATACAGAGACAGGGCACGTTAAGGGTAGTCATACCACAACAGGCCAAAGTAGGAAGGAGACTTCACTTTCATCAAGGTATCTTTGTTGGTAATGGCAGAGGTTGTAGAACCATATGGACACCACTTACAAAGGCTGAGAAGTCAAACACAATGTGGATAATGGATCTAGAGAAGAGTCGAGAAGTTACAAAACAATTCCTAGAAGAAAAATGGGATCTCGAAAAGTTTGAGGCTACTTGCATACAAAATTCTAAACCAGTTGAGCTTGTCCCAGGACAGAGCCACTTGTTCTTTCAAGAACACATACATGGAAATATCAATAACGAAGAAGGTTACACCAGAGTAAGCATAGACATGAGAATACTGATAGAGGGTGAAGAGTATGGTAGAAGATTACCTGGAGGCTTTATGCGTATGCCTGGAGACCACAAAGCAGGCGAAGAGTTTGATTATACAGGTAAACATTTCATCACATATGCAGGATGGAATAGTAAGTTTGCCAAGAACATTCCACTGCCCATGCAAAGGGGAACAATAGAAAACTATTGTAAAAAATACAACATACAATATTCGAGTTACGAATTTGAAAATGAGCATTGTGATTGGCAACCAGGACTGGCCCATCACATCGAACAAAAACCAGATGGCATCGTTCTTGCCAGTATGTATGCAATAACAGACGATAAAAAAAGACGAAATGAACTGTTAAATCTAGCACTTGAAAATAATGTTGAACTGCACTTCGCAAATGAATTGTGTTTCCTTAAAAACAAGAAAGACCTTGAGCAAATAAATGATTATCTAAATTTTGCTGTGCCTAAAAAAGGCAAGCACAGTTGGGAATAAGAAACTTGCTTTAAATCTGTTGGGCGTTTCTATAGGAAGATGTTTTCCATCTTGTGTTTCTGCTCTCGACTAAACTCGTAAAATCTTTGTTTGTTATATATTAGATCAGGTAGCATGTCTCCATACATAGACATTTTATTTTCTGAGGATAGACCAGCCAGAAATTTTAATAAAGAAACGTGATCATTCAACACATCGAGAGAATGTTTGAGGTCTATGTGTGGCCAGTAATTGTTAAATGTTTTAAAGCCGTTTTTTTCCAACCACCCATATGTTTTTGGATTTCCTTGAATAATGTATGGTCTAAGACCTATCATGGGTTTCCATATACGTTCATTCACGAACACCGGTTCCCAATGGTCGAATACCGTTTCAGAACTGATGTAAAGGAAGCATTTTTTCCATACTTCAAGTTTTCCCACAGTAACCAGATCGTTAGGTATTCCTCCATAATGTGTTGGATTGTTTTGCCCGTCATTCTTGTATGGATCGTGAGATTCATTAAGTGTTATTGGTTCCCATGTTCTCCCCTCACACCACGCAAAGTGTTCATCGGTCTTTGCTCCCAACGTTATTATGCCATTGTCTAGTAGTCCATGTTTTTTTACTAGATTGGCAAAATCAACTCTCCATGCACGTGGTTTACGTTGATAGCACAAGAAGTCCTTGCTGTACTCTTGTAGCATCACTTCCTCGTTTTTGTATTTGGGCATCAACTCGGTACCTACTATGGCATGGAAGTTCCATTCATACTGACTGTCATCGAACATTCCAATCTTGTAGATATTCTTTATTCCAAATCTTACACACATCTCACTGATATCTTTTTCCATCAAATACAAAGGATCTATAATTGATAACAAGAATAAATTATCGAACCTTTTATTGTCTCTGAACAATTTCTCTACCTTTGCCCATTCGCCGTTGTTAAACTGAGACCCAAACCAAGTGGTGTTTATCAATAGATTACTTTTATCTGGAAACTTATTTTCAATCTGTTGGGCAGTCTTGTCAAAAATTGCAATCTCCTCCGGACCGTACTGCCACTCTTCGGGAAATGTTGTACCTATTCTCGTCAGCATTACAGCATTGTCCTTATGCCCTCGTCTAGACCGATAGTTGGTTCCAAACCCAGGCTCTTCAGCAGAGTGATATCTGCATACCTATAACCCGCACCTTCCGGTTCATTGGTTTGTGTTATGAGATTCAATGAGTAATCTCCGTGAACTTCTTTGTATATTATTTGTGCCACTTGTTTGAATGTCAGCGGTATTCCTGTGCCTATATTCAGTATAATGGGTTCTTCCCTTTGTACAAGATAGTCGAACACCCGCAAGGCATCGTTGATGTGTACCCAATCACGTACCTGTGTGCCACTTCCCCAAACACTACATTCTCCCTGCTTCGCCCTGGTGATTATTGCAGGCAAAGGATAGTCCATGCTCTGTCCTGGACCATATATGGTGAATGGTCTCATGATGTGGCTTTTTACTTTGGCGAACTTCAACATGCACTCCGCGGCCAGTTTGCTCATGCCATACATGTCAAACGTATCGCCCCCTGCCATATCTTCTCGCATTGGGGTGCCTTCTTGAGTCTGTAAAGATTTTGGATATGCGGCACAACTGCTGGGATAGATTATTTTATCCGCGTGTGTCTCTGCCCATTCTATAACCTGTCTGTCAAGTTCGATATTTTTCGTGATACGATAGAGATTGTTATCGATCCCTTTCCTACCTCCCACGTATGCGGCCAAGTGTATGAGCACATCAAATCTTTCGTCTGGTAATCCATACTTGAAGATATCTTTATCAATGTCTACGCCAGATACTGAATGACCTTTTCCCAGTAGATGTTGCATGACGTGGGTACCTAGAAATCCCTTGCTACCTGTGATCAGTATTTTCACTTAATAATCTCCTTTAATATATATTCGGCCCATAACCTGTGGCCATTGTAATCAGGGTGTGCTTTGTCCTCAGCAACGTGATCCATGGTGTTCAACATTGTTTTTTGCTTTTCCGCCTGTCCAATTTTTTCCATCATCCACTTCTGGAAAGCAATCTTTTGATCACTGTTAGACAATAAATTTTCTAAATTTGCCAACGATTTTATGCTGTCCATGTCAACAAATATTCCGCCTAGATTGGTCTTTGACAAAAGCCTATACCACGGCAAAGGAATAATATTCTTTTCTTCGAGCACGTCAAAACCACAATGGTCAATAGCATTTGTACCAACCAGCAGTTTTACACGTGTTTCAGAGTTAGTTAACATATCAATGTCTCTCAACATTTTTTTATTAAGTCCAAATAGAAAGTCTTCATAGTCGTCTACATCTGCCATTCTGTTTGTTTGGAAAAAGGTCTTGTAATCGGTTAAACTATCATGAAACGTGTAAAACCATCTGCCTGTACTTGTAAAATTAATCATCACAATTATTTCTTTAAATTGCAGGAGAGGTAATAATGCACGAAATTCAAACACCTTGTCGACCATCCACTGGTTTCCCATCGCATAAAAGCCGAGGTTTAGCCAGTTCCAATTTTTTTCTTTAGAAATGATATTACCATACAAACAATTCAATCGAAAATCATTTTGTTCCGCTGTAATATTTGTAGCGTCTGGATTTAAATCGGATATTCCAGCACCCCAAGTCCAACTATCTCCTATGGTAACCAACAGTGTGTCACTGCTTCGGTCCACGTAATCATATGGCCAAATGTGTTCTTCATGATGACTGTGCAACGGTCCCACAGGTGAGAAGAAGTGTTTGAAGTTGTTTTGATTTAAAGTTATTTTCTTCATTTGACGTTTCCATTAACTATGTGTATAATTATACATATGAAAATACCAGAAGATGTCCTTGTGGACAAAGGCATCACATACAATCAAAAATATCCCTATAATGAACTTGCAAGAGTTACCAAGAATCACAAACGACACTATGAGACACCCGACGGTAGGCAGGTGCCCAGTGTGACCACTGTGTTGAGTGCTACCAAAGACATGACACACCTACACGCATGGCGTAAGAGGATCGGCGTGGAGAAGGCACAGCAGATCACAACTGAGAGCGCCAACATAGGGACTGTGATGCACCGTAGCCTAGAGAAGCACGTTAAGGGCGAAGACAGGACTCCTGGATCTAATCTCATACAACAAAAAGCACACAAGATGGCCAACGTCATAATAGACAACGGACTGAACAATGTGAGCGAAGTATGGGGATCAGAAGTTTCTCTGTATTATCCAGAACTATATGCAGGCACCACTGATCTAGTTGGTGTGTACAAAGGCGAACCAGCAATCATGGACTTCAAACAAGCGAGACGTCTCAAGAAAAAGGAGTGGGTGGAGGACTACTATCTCCAGTTAGTGGCATACGCCGAAGCACACAACAAGATGTATGACACACAGATAAGGACCGGTCGGATATTCATATGCACACAGGCCAACGAGTACCAGACATTTGACATAGACAACTACGATCACTGGGTAGGACAGTGGTACGCCAAGTTAGAGCAATACTACAAGAAAATACTATGATCAAGTATCCTTTGCACTGTTTCGGAGATAGTTTCACTTGTGGTACGGAATTGGTTGATTACAAGTATGTACAAAACTATCCTTCATACCTAGGATACAACGATTGGAGTAAATTGCCTGCGTCCCAACGTCAGCGTCCCCCTATAGATCAGAGTAACATAAAAAAAATTGAAATGGAAGAACATCAAAACTCCTATGTTGGGTTATTAGGAGGGGTGAATCACGGTATAGCCGGATGTAGTTTGCAAACAATACAGAGGCTTGTGATCGATCACTTGGAGCACTCCAGATCAAAAAACATAATTGTTATACAACCCACGGGTATAGAGCGTTGGAGTGAATATGTGCATGACAAATGGAAAGATTACATAGGAGGAGTAATGAGCCAAGACGCTGGTGATTTAGAAAAACAGTACCTAAGGTTCAGACTTTCTAATAGCACACAGTTCAGCAACTTATTGCTGTGGCATAACTGTTTGTTGACTCTTATCGAATATGTAAAATCACATAGAAATACAGCAGATTATTGGATAATCAATAATGGAAGTTTTAATGAAATAACAACTTTATTAGGACCGTCGAAAATATCTGATCCCATGTTACAAAATACATTAACATATTTAAAAGATAAAACTATAAATTTTCCTCAGGTCGAGGACATGCAATATCCCTATTTTTGTATAGGAGGCCATGTGAACATTGAAGCACACAAAGAACTGGCACAAAGGTTACAGTTTGCCCTAAGCAGATATTATAGGTAATTGCTAACCAACTTCGCCCAATGGTTGCTACCCTCGACGTGCAGATCAACCCAAACTAAAGCCGTACACTAACAACAGAGGACTAATAAAGAGTGATTATTGCAAGGGCAAGACTTGGCGTTTGAAGGACGGCAAGCGGGTTTGGATCACTGTATAAATACAGTAAATGTTAACAAAATTTAGAGGAAACAATTAATCGTGCCTATTGTCCAAATTTCGAGGATACAACATAGAAGAGGTAAACGAACGGATCTACCGCAACTGGCCGCGGGCGAACTGGGTTGGGTAGTAGACGAGCAGAGGCTATTCATTGGAAACGGCACAGTTTCAGATGGTGCACCAGCAGTGGGCAACACAGAGATTGTTACGTCAGGCAGTTCGGCATTCACCACAGCATTGAACCATACCTACAAAGGTTACTTGGGAGACAGCACACCTGTAGGTACAAGCCAACAGAGAACTGTTCAACAGAGATTAGATGACTACGTATCTGTGAAAGACTTCGGGGCCGCAGGTGATGACAGCACAGCAGACATAACTGCAATACAAAATGCCATAGATGAGATTTACAAGGACACTGACAAAGATGACACAAGATCAAGAAGAGTGCTTTTCTTTCCGGCGGGTACATATAGGATCAACGCGGCTCTAAAGATACCGCCATACGCAACATTAATAGGTGAAGGTCCAGACAAGACCATAATAAGGAATTCAGGCAACAACGCTGTGATGGTGACACAGGACGACGACGGTAATGTTGGAGCCAACATTGGAAACTCAAGTGCAACCACACCAACACAAATACAGATTTCAAACATGACACTCAGGAACACAGTTGCCTATGGTGGCGTGTCTTTAGACAGAGTAACACATGCATACTTTAACAATGTCAAGTTCCAGGGTTCATATGCATCTGGAGGCAGTGACGCTTCAACCTCAAAAGGTGTAACAGTAAATCATTCCAATGCAACATATTCAACATCCAACGTCACTTTCAACCAATGCCAGTTCACAAAGTTTGCTAGATTGGTAGACGTCAGTTATAACGCGACTAATGTCAGGTTCCATGCCTGTGATTTCTCAACTGCATACTATGGAGCACTTATCGGTGCAGAGATGGATGGTAGCACAGCAGGACTGAACGACGGACCAAGGGACATGCAATTCACAAGTTCAAGTTGGAGCACCATAGGACAACAGGCCATATTGGTTGCACCGGCAACAGGTGCCACAGACGGCGCCGGACCAAGACACATAGTTTCACACGCGAACTACTACGCAAAGACTGTTGCAAACAATTTTGAAGGAACAGGCACATTCAGTGAAGTTCCAGTAATACAGTTTGACAACGATGAATGTACATCATCACAAGATTTCTTTGAAAGAACAGACCTGAGACAATCGGATGGTAGTTCAAACTTGAATGCCGCACCAGAGGTGCAAGGAATAGGTGTCTCATCTAAGTTGATAAAATCACAGACTTTACCTGACAACACATCGTCGGCCACTACGATAAACGAATATCCAGCACTCACAAGTAAAGGGATATCAATAAAGTATAAAATCACAAGAGGGACTCTTGATAGAACAGGTGAGTTTATAATAAGTGCTTCTACAACAGCGGTGGGTTTCGATGACACGTTCACGGAAAGCGGTGCAGATGTTGGTGTAACTCTGACTGCTGTCTTAGATGATAAAGATTCCACGTCAGGCAATGAAACTGTTGCCTTCAAGTTCACAACTACCAGCACAGGTACAGCGGCAACAATCGATTACCAGACAACAATCATCGCATAATAATCAATAAACAGATAGACAGAAAACTTTTTTTGTCGTAATATTAGTACATTATAAAATTACATAACGACGCTGTGATTTTATTCGTATGAAGGGTGACAGACAAGGACAAAAAAAGTTAAACACACGGATTTAGATAAATATGGATACAACAAAAACAAAAATCAAACACAAAAAATACAAAATCTTAATGCCCAATACCAACTCTAGTACGATTAAAGTTCAAAAAAGAGATGGCAGGCTAGAGGACCTTGATATTAATAAAATTCATTTCGTCGTTGAAGAGGCGTGTGAAGGTCTTTCTGGAGTGTCGTCATCACAGATCGAAATGAACGCCAACATACAGTTCTATGATGGCATGACAACCAAGGACATCCAAAATGTCCTAGTACGTTCAGCAAATGATTTAATCAGTCTTGATGCTCCGAACTATCAATATGCCGCGGCAAGATTGCTTTCCTATGATGTGCGGAAGGAAGCACACGGTCAGTACGAATACATTCCATTATTAAAACTGATCCTAAGGAACATTAGATCGGGTGTGTATGACAAAGGCATACTAGACAAGTATTCAAAGACAGAGATTAAAAAATTCAACACATGGATCAAGAGAGACAGAGATCTCAAATTCACATACGCAGGACTTAGACAGATCTGTGACAAGTATCTTGTACAGGACAGAAGCACGGGACAACTGTATGAGACTCCACAGGACATGTACATGATGATCGCGGCGACACTGTTCGCGGAGTATCCAACAAAGACGAGGATGTCGTATGTGAAAAAATATTACGATGCAATCTCACTGCACAAGATCAACATACCCACGCCAGTGATGGCAGGAGTGAGGACACCTATCAGACAGTTCGCAAGTTGCGTACTTGTCGACAGTGATGACACCTTACCAAGTATCTTTTCAAGCGATATGGCAATCGGTTTATACGTTGCCAGAAGGGCGGGCATAGGGATTAACGCAGGACGTATCAGAGGTATCAACAGCAAGATCAGGGGAGGGGAGGTCCAACACACAGGAGTCATTCCGTTCCTTAAAAAATTCGAAAGCACTGTGAGATGTTGTACACAGAATGGTGTGCGTGGTGGAAATGCAACTGTTCACTTCCCAATTTGGCATCCAGAGATAGAAGACATCCTAGTATTAAAAAATAACAAAGGTACAGAGGACAATAGGGTTAGAAGAATGGACTACTCAATACAAATTTCTAAATTGTTCTATGAGAGATTCATGAACGAGGAAGATATCACTCTTATCTCTCCACACCAGGCTCCAGGGTTGTATGAAGCGTTTGGTACAGAAGATTTTGACGACTTGTACTTGAAGTATGAAGCAGATAAAACTATTCCAAAGAAAACAGTACCAGCACAGGACCTATTCTTTGATCTTTTAAAAGAGAGAGCAGAGACCGGTAGGATATACATAATGAACCTTGACCACTGCAACTCACACAGTTCATTCAAAGACAAAGTCTCAATGAGTAACCTGTGTCAGGAGATCACACTTCCAACAACACCCATACAGGACATACATGATGAGCAAGGAGAGATCGCACTCTGTATCCTTTCAGCAGTTAATGTTGGTGGGCTAAATGATTTAAGTGAACTGGAAAATATCTGTGACCTTAGTGTTAGGGCATTAGAACAGATCATAGACTATCAAGATTATCCAGTTAAGGCCGCAGAAGTATCAACAAAGAAAAGAAGAAGTTTAGGTATAGGTTACATTGGACTTGCACACTACCTGGCAAAGAACGGTGTCAAGTATTCAGATCCAAAGGCGTGGGATCTAGTTGACAGACTAACAGAAGCATTCCAATACAATCTTCTGAGAGCAAGTTGCAACATAGCAATGGAAAAAGGAAAGTGCGAAGGATTTGAAAGAACAAAATACGCAGACGGCCTGCTACCAATTGATCACTACAAGAAAGAGATCGACGAAATCGTGCCACACAAACAGAGAATGGCATGGGAAAGTCTAAGAAAAGACATAGCCAAGTATGGCCTAAGACACAGCACACTGTCAGCACAGATGCCAAGTGAGAGTAGTTCCGTGGTTTCAAACGAGACAAACGGTATTGAACCACCAAGAGCATTGATGGCGATCAAGAAAAGCAAGAAAGGTCCGCTGAAGCAGATAGCACCAGGGTTCCCCAAACTTAAAAATGATTACACTTTACTATGGGACATGCCAAGCAACGAGGGTTACATCAATGTTGTGGCAATGATGCAGAAGTATTTTGACCAAGCCATATCAGGTAACTGGTCATACAATCCATTACAGTTCGAAAACAACGAAGTGCCTCTGTCAGCCATGGCACAGGACATGCTTACAGCATACAAGTATGGCTGGAAAACATCATATTATCAAAACACATACGATTTCAAAGGGGAGGAAGAGGACGTACAACCAGCGGGCATCGCCGCACAACTGGAAGACGATGGTGAGGATGTGATCCTTGAACCTGAGAATCCGGTTGATCAGATAAGTACAACCGCAGACGACGACGGTGAGTGCGACGCTTGTACAATCTAACATAGAAGAATTATTATGACCAAAACAGTTTTTAACCAGGGGAAAGTTGACTTCACTAAACAGCCTATGTTCTTTGGCGAGGATGGTGGCATACAGAGATACGACAACTTCAAACACCCACAGTTCGACAAGTTGAACCAGACAATGATCGGTTACTTCTGGAGACCAGAAGAGGTAAGTTTGCAGAAAGACAGAGCAGACTTCATGAACTTCAGGCCAGAACAGAAACACATATTCACAAGTAACTTAAAATACCAAACACTATTAGATAGTGTACAAGGCAGAGGACCAAGCCTTATGTTCTTGCCATATGTTAGCAATCCAGAACTAGAAGGTTGCATAGTCACTTGGGACTTCTTTGAAACCATACACTCAAGATCATACACACACATAATGAAGAACGTTTACGCGGATCCATCAGAGGTGTTTGATACTATCTTAGATGACAAAGAGATTCTGAAGAGAGCAAAGAGTGTGACACACGAATACGATAAGTTTGGTAAGATGGCACTTGACCATTCAGCGGGCAAGAAAGTTGACATGCTTGAACTGAAGAGACAACTATACCTAGCAATGAACACTGTGAACCTATTAGAAGGTTTAAGATTCTATATATCATTTGCTTGTACATTCGCATTTGGTGAACTGAAACTGATGGAAGGTTCAGCAAAGATACTTTCATTGATAGCAAGGGACGAAGCAACACACCTTAACCTGTCAACACACGTGATCAAGGCTTGGCAAAAAGGTGACGACGCAGAGATGACCAAGGCCATGAAAGGCACAGAGAAGACAGTGATACAGATGTTCAAGGACTGTGTTGAAGAAGAAAAAGCATGGGCCAAGTACCTTTTCAAGGATGGATCAATCATAGGACTTAATGAGAAATTGTTGGGCAACTACGTTGAGTGGATTGCCAACAAGAGACTGAGAGCACTGGGATATGATCCCATATACAATGTGTCAGCATCAGCAAATCCATTACCATGGACACAGCACTGGTTATCATCAAAGGGTATGCAGGTGGCACCACAAGAAACAGAGGTAGAAAGTTACATCGTTGGTGGTATCAAACAAGACGTCAAAAAAGGCCAATTCAGCAAATTTAAACTATAATCCAAGCGGTTTTCGGCATCCATAAATACTGCTATGCCAAGGATATCAAGACACAGAGATAGATGTAAGACCGGACACCTTTGTGACCGCACGGCACCTGTCCTAGCATCACAGGGCACTGTGTTCGCGAACGGCAAGGCAATACTGGTCAGAGGTGACAGGTTGGCACCACACAAGATAAAAGTAGCATTTCGTTGTAAACCTCATCCAGCCAAACTCACAGGTAGTTCTAAGAGCGTATTTGTGCAAGGCATTGGTGTTGGCAGAAAAGGAGATAAGGCAGACTTTGGAGCGATGATTGGTGCATCACCAAATGTAAACGCAGGATAGTCATGACAGTAAACAAAGGACTTTTATCTTTAGTAAACAACACACCAAACTTCTCAAACCAAGCACTGGAGAACGCAGTCGACACATTGAAAGTTGGATGGGTGATCAAGAGTTCACAACTTGACACAGACATACAAAACAACACAGTACTGACGTCCTCTCAGAAGAATGATCTCAAAGACGACATCAATAATCTTACACACGTTAACATAGGTCGAACGCTAGGCGATTTGATTAGACACAGTGCCACGATCATTGATGGATCCATAGTGCCAGTTGACCCAGCAGACAATCCAGTTGCAACCAGTTTTCTAGAGATACTGCAAAACGTTCAAACAATACAAGGGTTAATACCTGAATTGTACGGTGTACCAGCATCAGACAAATCTAGAGCGGTGAACGATCATCTGGGTACACTCAACAATATTTTCCTCACAACAGAGGACAGCACCGCACCTGTGTTCACTTCCATGTTGGAATCTATAAACTTCATAGTGACCGCCGACCTGGCCACAGAGACGGCACTGGAGACGGCATACGACAATCTAAAGAACTTCATAAACAGTGTGGTAGCAGACTCAACAGACTTCCAAACGACATTGGACAATTTTGCCACAGCAGTCGCCACAGCACACACCAATTTGAACAACGCACTGGCGGCCGAACCTTTGCTCACACACAAGAACAATCTCATCGCACAGAGGGAAAAAATAAATGTACAGGTGGCATTGGAGAACAGCAACTTGGTTGGTATTGATTCATATATAACATCATTGTCTGACAACATCAGTTTCACATCATTGGCGGAAGATGAAGCACTACGTGGTTTGATGAGCAAGGTCGCACAGAATAAAAACTGGCAGACCTACTTTGAGAACTACAACAACGAGAAGGAAAATCTAAATCCGATATACACCACCGACACCGACTCTGACAAGAGTGCTGTAATAGATCAAGTGCTGGCGGACAGCGGACTACCAGATGTGTCAGACCCCACAGACTTGGCGGCGGTGGCGGCCAAGGCACAGCGTGACAACAGGATAGACACGGCCAACTACGACAGATACACAGTGGAACAGCAGATAACAGATGCCTGTAAGCAACTGACTATAACAACGGCCAACAGGACAATCAGTAGCCTCAGCAACACACTGCTGAACAACATGAACCAGCATGATCGTGACGAGATAGCAAGGCAACTAGACTCCAACGAGTCAGCAAACACCTTAAGTTAATGTTCAAAGATGTAATAGGCGACTGGCCCACACACGATAAGTTCATACTGACTTCCTGTGACGGAAAATATTTCGATCAATACTTTCCTAGATTTTATAAAACGTTTATGGAACACTGGAGACTACCAATACACGTCCACATTATAGACCCAACGCAAGATTCAAGATACAAGTTAGATAGATTACCTGTTTCCTACACCCACTGTACAACTGACAAATCAGTTTTGAAATTCCCATACTCTTATGTTACATACTGCCAGGCACAGAGGTTTATACTTCTAGGACACAACCTATCGAAAAATCAGTCAGTCATAGTTGCAGACGTTGACGGATATGCAACACGTGAGCCCAACGACCAACAAAGGAATCTAGTGCATTCTGACATGGCGTTCACAGAATACAACGGAAGGTTGATGGCAACGTTTTGCAACTTTCATCACGGCAGGCAGACTTCTGCCAAGGAAGCGGCAGTCAAGATGCAACAACTTATCGAGGACACAGACACAGTGGGAGTAGACCAACTTGTGATAAAAGAAGTATTCAAAAAACTTCCTTTTAACATTCTCACACATGGAGAATGGATACGTCATCTTGATGTAAAAACCAACGACGATATAGCAGAGCATGGTAAATGTTTGATATACCATGAAAAAGGATGCAGGGGCAAAGAGAAAGGACTACAGACACTATGGACAGATATAGGGTTATAGAAAGATTCGCGAAACAGAACAACTGGACGCAAGGTCTCGAGCTGGGCGTGTGGGTGGGAGTTACCACGTTCTGGTTGATGAAGAACACCAGTGTGAACATGACCTGCATAGATGCTTGGGAAGTACAGGACGACAACCCAGAGTACGATTGGCAGTACAACAAGAAGCCTGTGTTCCAGGGAGGCAAGTTGGTAAGGTTGGAAGAATTCAAACACGAGGGACAAGTATGGAATCACAATGCTAACGAGCAAAGATTCCGCGACGATGCAGAACAGTGGGGAAGTAGGGTGAAGATAATAAAAGGGAGATCTCTCGATGTCCTCGAGCAAATTCCAGACAACAGTATGGACTTCATATTCCATGATTCAGATCACTCATATCCTTTCGTCAAGAACGAGATACAAGCATACCTACCCAAACTGAAATCAGGTGGTTACTCCATGGGTGATGACTACAACTGGACTCCTGTAGCACAGTCTGTGCAAGAAGCATTTGGAGAAAAACACAAAGTCACTGGCAAAGACGTCTGGTACGCTGTTAAGGACTAGTCCTCGGATTTCATGCAACCAATTTCTACCGTTTCAAACGGAATTTTGTATCTAATGAAGCCGTCCATCATCTCGTAGAATCTGTCTGAAGCGGCCTGTTCGCAAGTGATCTGATCCGGGAAAACCTGTTGTTCACTGTCATTGTACAGGGTACAATTGGGTACACCATTGGTGAGTAGACACATCACTGCAAACATTTTAAACATAACACTATTTAAGTGGCCCGTTCTGTTGCAAGGTGGGCCAGACCCCTGGGATTATTGGTTATTACGCCGCTAATCTCAATTCAGACATACCAACTGTTAAGTCAGCAAATCCTAATGCTTTTTTGTTTGCATTTAAAAAACAGCCTGATTAGGTCAGTGCCATCACCAAGTTCTCGTAACAAGTTTAGACGTCGATCGATTCCAATAACACCCCCGGAAGGGATTACATAAGCCACCAAGTAATAAATTGGTGGAGGTGGCGAGATTTGAACTCGCGTCTCGTCCGCTTATTAATTGTTAGTCAACAAACTTAAATATAATTATACCTTAAGGTTGACGTTTTGTCAATTATATCATAAAATAAAGTATATGCCAAAAAATAGAATATTTAAAATCACAGACGGAACAGAAACCAAAGAAGTTGAGGCAATGTCGTTCAAGAAGGCAGTGAGATCATTTCAGGGCAGTTCTAAAGCCAAGATGATAACTATCGAGTGGATGACAAAGGGCGGAGAGCTCTTCGTCAAAGATCAACAGATACCCATGGGTAGAAAGAAAAAAATAGGACGTTAGTAAAGAAGTGAGAGTGAGCCACAATCCATTAGTCAAAATACTGGTAAAACTTAGAATGGCCTATGCGGACTTCCGTGGACATCACGGCAAGCCTTGGGACTACGAGCCAGGTGACTACTACATGGGCAGTCACAAAGGGCACAGAAAACACGAGAAGAGACACAAAATTAGATGAGCAAGACGATGTGGGCTATTATCGTCGTCTACACATCAATATTCTTATACGGTTGCATAACTTTAATTTAGAATGGGCAAAATCACAAACAGATATTGGGTATTAGAGGGCACACACAAAGACCCTAACGATAAAGACACCATAGATCACAGCACAGAAAAACAATATGGTCCATATGCTGACGAGACCAAAGCAACAGAGATGGCCAAATCTCTGATACAGCGTAACATAGATGACTTCTACCACCGAGCGTGGGTCATAACCAAACACTAGCACATTACTTCCTATAACTTACACCTAAATATTAGTGTGAAGCGACCAAAAACGAAGACCGCTTATTGGTCAAAGATCCGTAAGAAGGCTCCGAAAGTGCCTGACATCACTTGCCCTGCGATTGATTCAGTTCTGAACAAGTTGGAGAAACAGGTGGGCCGAGCTCTAACTATCAAACAATTCAAGACAATAGAACGCAGGATGGAGCGACTGCGTACTGCTAACGAGAAACTGCGAGAGTCTGGTGTGTACTGGCATGACGCCTGCAAGGACACCGTGAGGGACCTGCTTGGCAAGAAGAAAATGAGATAATTAATATTATGTGGAAAGTACTCGTAGTCATATGCACCCTAGGTAATCCCTGCACCTTGTTCGAGGAAAATCCTATCAAGTGGTATAGCACAGAAGCAGAATGCCTAAAAGCGGCTGATGTGAAGGCAATTGGTATGGTAAAAACATTCCAGGATTTCGGCTACCACATTGACAGCGAAGCACACTCTTGCCTGTATGTGGCACAAAACAACGAAGCCTAGTTGACAAATCTCAGAAATCTGTTATAATAAGAGAGTAATTCAGGGTTAATCCTATCGTAGGAATTCTGCCCTCGGTTACACTCATTAACTATAGGAGATAATATGAGCAACGTGAAAATGCTTCTAGACGTAGTAAACGAAGTCAAGAAAGAGGCACCAGAAGACGTTCCAAACTGGAACAGCAAATTGGCAGAAGCCAAAGTTAATCTACAGAATCAAATAGCAAAAGGCAGACTGTTGCCCAGGGGTGTAGAAGACCATCCATTGGAGCACTTCGCATTCAATTATTCAGTGCAGAGAGACGTCCGGGCAGGACATGTGATGAACATCATGAAGAAGTTCGACCCTAGGGTATGTTGTCCTGTGTCCGCAGTCAAACGTTCAGACGGAGAGACACTGTACATATTCGATGGACAACATAGAGCGGTAGCACTGGCGTTACTGGGATGGACAAAAATACCAGTCACAATAGTGGAAACAGACGAACCAGCCTTTGACGCAGAGGCGTTCGAGATTGTCAACGACTCAGGTATATTGAGAGCAGGAACAGAAGAGATACACAGATGTCTACTACACAGATACAAGATGGGAGAAACGGAAACAGAAAGGGTAGCAACAGCACACGCAGTTCAAAAAGTATTCGACGAGTGTGAGATTGACCTCGAGCCTAAACGTGTTAGGAAGAGTCCAGGTAAGTGTGGACCAAACAAGCACTATTTCTCACATTTTGATTACGCATACAAAGGCATAAAGATGGCGGGTGAGCAAGGCTTGAAGGACGCACTCACGGCCATTAAAGCAGTTTATGGTGACGAAGAAGGTGGAGAGATCAACCAGGGTCTGTTCATAGGACTCATGAAGCAGTACCAGATGGGTGCAGAGGCTAAGAGATTGAGCAGACTGCCTGAGGGTTGGATGTTGAAGATGCTGATGACCACTAAAGAAGTTTGTCCAAGTGCCACACTCATACACACGGCCACCAAGAAACAATGGCAACACGCTAACGGTGTTGGATGGGACGCACCGGTGGCAATGGGCCATATGCTTAAAGAAGTGTATCAGATAGAACAACCAGAAGGATTTGAACCAAGTTATATGCAGAATGTGACACTGAAACTGGACGAGAGTGATATAGCACCAGACTCAGAGGCACAGACGGCGTTCAACAAATATGTCAAATAAACTCTGCTATTACATATGCACAGTAACCAAGGCAGTACCAGACTCCATAAACTTCTTCGAGGAAGAGGAGGAATACGGCTACGGACTACCTTGGAAGGATGTATTGAGAGATGTAAAGCAACACTACAAGGATGGAGCACTTGCAGTGGAATTAGAGATGATAACAGAGGAGCAGTTCAATGATAGACTTCCAAAACCTTACTAACCTACCTGAGATCAATTTCAAGAGTAAGGAAAGGCCAGAACTCAAGGAACTTGCGGAATACATAGATCACATGAAAGCGGATCTGTTCAACGACAAATGGAGTCAGGCAACAAAGAAACATATAAAAACTTCTTTGGTACTTTACATTAGGTCCATGCAGAAACAGTTGGCACCCATAGGATACCATTACAAGGCACATGACATGGAAGGTAAACAACACCTCGAACACGTGATCCCTCAGAACAAGATCATAACCGCATACCTACATGACAAGATATCAGCAGAACTTGTGTTGCAGATGCCATTGTGCTTCATAGATGACACAGACAAACACATACTGGAAGGTGATTGGCAACAAGCAGGCAACTGGGAGTACCCATTCCGTAGATACAAGTTGGCTGGCTACACAAAAGTGATCAAGGATGTTCGTGGCAACACCATTGATCTAGACACATACACCATACAAGATCACTTCCGTATGTTGGGCGTGGTTGACATATCCTAGTATTTGTGTATAATTAAAAACAGCAAATCCACCAGAGCTGGTAAGATACCAATTCTCATTTGCAACCTAAAATTAGAGACACTCTATGTCGATGATGGATGGATAGCCTGAAAGACTGGCGAGGTTGGAGTCGATAACGGACTGGTGGAGAGCTAAATCATTATGCCAAGCGAGAAAACTAAAAAATTACTGGAAGGACTGGGCAAGATCACAGACTCTGCACCCAGCAAGTTCGAACAACAGAAGTTCCATTCCTACACCAACAGGTATTACCCAAACACACTACACACACTGCCGGCATCCTACGACAAAGCAAAGAAGAAGAAGGACGAAGAAGGTGACGAGTACATCATGATAGACAGGGTGTATGGATCACTGTACGACGATCACCTCTTACAGAAAGACGGCTCCGTATACGCAGGTAAACTGTACAAGAAGAGAAGATTGATGACACGTAAGGATCCAATGACCAATGAGAAGACGAACTTCTACAGTGCCTGCGTGAGCACAGCGGATGGCCGATGGTTTGACAACTGTGGGTTTCCCATAGAGACACCCACCAAACTGGAACCGGAAAAGAAACCAGATCCCGAGGAATTGGAACTAGAGAAGCAAAGGAAACTGGAAAACGCCAAGAACAGAGAAGCGGCCATACTGGCAAACCTTAAATAAGCCTAATATGTTCATTACAAACCCCGAATATGACTTTTGGCCATGGTCGTGGAAAAACCAAAACAAATCTTGTAGTTCGTTGAATGATTACAAAAAAGCCTGGAAAACAATTGATTGGTTAAATGATAAAACGTTTGATCCTAGATCGAATAAACTTAGAAACAATACAGGGGAGCATAAAAACAGGATTGTAGCAAAAGGTATCATTTGTCAAACACATGACGTAGATATTTCTGAAAAAATCACTTTATCTGACTATCAAGATTATGCTGTCAAAAAATTTGATCAGCAAATGGAAAAAATTGTTAACAAAAATAAAGTTGCATTAGGTCTTAGCGGCGGAATAGATAGTATGATGTGTTTCAGTTGGTTGTATAAAAACAAAGTAGACTTTGAAACGTTCACATGGCAGAGAGATGCATGGAAGAGTACACTGAATGGTGTAACAGAAAATAATGCAAGAAAGATATGTAAGGCGACAGGGGTCAAACACACCATGGTGGATTACGATACAACAAAGGTTGACAAGCATGATCTGATAAAAAATTACTGCATCGCACAAGACTATGAATTCCCACAACAACATCTAATGTCACAAGGTGACAATTGGAACAGTGTGTGGCAGGAAATTTTTAAAGATAAAATAAGGTTGGCACCAATTGGCACAGATGACCTATTTTTACATAGAAAGAGTTCATGGCAGAGATTTATACCAGAAAAACTGACCTTCATACTGGATAAAGTCATGAAGGAACCTGCTTGTCTTGTACTTAACTACGGTTACAAAGTAGGTGGCTATAGCAGAGAATACTTTAAGAATTACAAATGGCAAGACGGTTATCAAATGATGGGTGGGTGGGATGACATACTGTTCTACTTTATGCTTACAGGTACAATGGTCTCTCCGGCCACTTCACGTGAATGGTATGAGATGTGGCATAGGATCGATGAAGACTCATGCAACGACCAACAATTAAGAGACATGATCGATGTTGGTTGGTTGAAAAAGCAAGTGACCGACTGGCTTGGAGGAGATGAACTAGTTCCGTTGATCAGGAGTGCACCTTGTAATGAACAATTTTATGTACCAAATGAAGAAAACAGGAAATATATTCTACATGAATGTCTAAAAATTGCAAAATTATATCAAAAGTCTAACCGTGGAAAGTCATACCTGTGGTGGATGAGTGCGATAGAAATGATAAAAACATTTGATCAAGTGACTCCTAATATAGTGGAATCAATACACACCGTTAATTGGTTGTTAAATCATCAAAAAAATCTAGCAAAATAGCGATTTTTTCACCAGTTGACGGAAATACCATTACCATGTATAATAGTGGTAACAAAGGAGAGAAAGAAAATGTATAAATGTTCAGCAAAAGCAAGTTTGGTGGTAGATCAAATTAGATCTAGATGCCAAGAAGACACACAGACTAACAACAAGTGGAGAGGAAGATCAGGAAACTACATGTACATCATGGGCAGAGAGAACGCCGATGGCAAGGCCACAGGTGTAGTACACAAGATCTCGGAAGACGGATCTCACAAGTTGTGTGGTTCGTTCAAGATCATGAGTGATGGTATCATAACAAGGTTCACTGGCCTAAGTAAAGCAGACTGGAACAATGCTATGAGAAATGCGGAAGCCGAGTACAAATCCAAGTATGAAGCGGAAACAACAGAACCAGCAACAGAACAAAAGGTTGCAGTATAAATTGACGATGCGTATCAAGTCAAGTGGGCTCGAGTTCCCTAGTGCTAGAGATAAGCCAATGCAAAAAAATCTCGGCCCACACGCATCTTTAACATATGGTGAAAAGATATCTTAAAAGATTTATATACTTCTGTATAGCGGTTGCATTCGTGATCGCAGGTGCCTGGGTTGCCGGTACATTCAATCCAAACGACTACACAGTGCAACAAATCGAGGACGAGTTCCATAAGAAAGAAATGCGGATAATCGAAGAACTTGGTTTGAAAGAACCAGAGTTTGAGTTCTCCGACAAAGTTTCCTTTATTAATGCAACATCCACGTGTGTATCATATCTAAATTGGACCACGGACAAAGACAAAAGGGTACCGATCAGCATCATAATTGCCATGGCGGGCATAGAGAGTGCATGGGGTACCAGCAGGTTCGCCACAGAAGGCAATGCATTGTTTGGTGTGAGGACATGGAGTCTAGACACGGTACCACACATGAAAGCACTGGGCAACCCGGATGCCAGTTGGGGAGTCAAGAAGTACAAGACAAAGTGTGAATCTATCAAAGACATGATTAGGATATTGAACACACATCCTGCATACAAGGATTTTAGATCAACCAGGGCAGAACAACTTGAAGAAGGTAAATGGAATTACAGACCGTTGATGATGGGCATGACTGCCTGGAGCACCAACCCAGACTACGCGGAAATCATACTACAAACCATAGTTGACAATAAATTACCTTAACAGTATAATAAACTATGGGATTCATACAAATGAAACTGCCTAAAAGAATAAAGCACAAGATCGAGAACTCTCGTAGGAACAGAGAAGCACAGGCAAATCATGAGGAGTGGTTAGCGTCGCAAGGCCTCGACACATACACATTAAAGAAGAACACAAGGAAATTCACAGGCTACGACATACCTGAATACACGCCAGATCCGAACCAACCTAAGTGCGGTGACAAGATACCCGTCAACGGTGGTAACAAAAGAGAAGAGATGAAATACTCCGGAGAACGTAAGTTGTTGGGCATAGGCATGATGCACAAGAGTAATCTTGTTCCTGTGTGGGACGAAGAAGGTGCAAAAGAGATCACTGCCATGAAGGGTAACAAGTAATGAAGATTAGGTACTACCAAAAAATTGACGGTTGGAGATGGTTGGGATTTATCTTTGCCATGGTAAGTGCGTTCACTTTGAGTGGCGGTAATCCTGAAGTACAATGGTTAGGATGGGCAGTGGCACTGATATCTTGTAGCATCTGGATATGGATGGGCATAAAGGACAAGGACACACCAAGAGCATTAATGGAACTGATGTACCTGCTACTGGCTGTCAGAGGTGTATTCAATTGGATATCGTAACAAAAAACCTAGCAAAGTCAACACTTCTTGCAAGATCAACCCTGGTTGACGCATTTGGAAAATGTGCTATAATTGTTTTATGATTAGACTAATAATACTATTTGCAATCTTCCTAGCGGTATATCCGATGATAGGCGATGGTTGGGCACAGTTCAGCAATGACTTTAATGTTGCTGGTGTATCTGACTTCATATCAGAGTCTATTGCAAAATTTAAACAATAAGGAAACAAATGAAGAACATGACAAAAGTGATCTTGATGTTGGTAGCAGGCCTTATGTTGGCACAGTGTTCTACCTACACGATCAAACCAGACATGGACAAGAGTGGAGTAGTGAACAAGACACCTAAATGGTATGTTGATTACAATCATGAAACTATGTTCAAGTACCAAGAAGCGGCGACGGCAGTGAGTCCGGACATGGAACTGGCTGTTAAGAAGGCAACACTGTTGGCAAAGGCTAAACTGGTTGATAGAATAAACGGTGAGATGAACAACAGAACAACAATCACAAAGAACGAGTCAGGCACTAACGAAGACCTAAATGTCACTGCAGGATCTCAAGATGTGATCGTGAATGTTATTGAGGACACCCTTGCGAGAGGTTATGAAGTGACCAAGCAGGAGATATATCTTACAAAAAAATATAAATCATTCAGAGTTTATGTTATGATCGAAATCAGCAAGAAAGAAGTCGAAGAGATCATTAATCAAGTAAACAAAAAAAGATTGACTTTGATTGATACAGATAGCATCAACAAGCAGGCAAAAGAAATATTGAACTAGGCCATGAGAAAGATTTATTATGTTATTGCCCTACTGTTCTTGACACTGGGATTGATTATATTCTCGACCACTGCTGATGCAGGAGGTCCATGGAATGATCAGTATTGTGATGTTGAAATTACAAAAGTAAGAGTGACAGATCAGAGCGGCAATGTGGTTGAAAACCTGATCGAAGAAAAATTAGTGTGTAAAGACGGAGCATCAGATTTTTTGTTCAATATGGGTATCGCAGAAAACTGCGAGATGTACACCTGGGACATGCCTGTTGGAGAAGTGATTATAACCCAAAGGCAAGTTGCCTGCAAAAAAATGGACGGGACTGGATATGAAATTGTTCAAGGTTATCACAGTATTGATTAGCCTACTGCTGTCAACGACAGCAATGGCCGGTTCACACAATTTGAAAGAGACAGAAGGTCATATTGGAAAAATGCCAGCACCTGTATGGTTAGGCAGTGACTTAAAGTACAGTATGCCTGCTTTCTTATTTAGAGCAACACAATACCTTAGATTCAGCCTAAAGAGGGAAGAGAAGAAGATGCACGAATCAGCGGTGTTCTTCGCCCTTACAAGCACACAGAACGGTAAGATTGTGAGTTGGTACAGCAAGAAGCGTCTGGCCGCGGGCAAGGTGCGTGTGATACATTCTTACCCAATATCAGGCGGATACTGCCGTACGTATCAAGCCTACATCAAAGTGAACGGCAAAGAACGGCACATGACCAACAATGCCTGCAAATATATTGGCACAGCAAGTTGGTCCTTTTATAAATAATTCATATAAATAAGTACATAAGACAAAGGATTTAAACACTATGGCAACAGTAGAACCAAAATCAATGGCAGTATCATTAGCAACGCCTCCTGGACAGATGTTCACGGTGGATATTGCTCAATCGGCCTTTCTAGACACAGAAACAGTAAACGGTGGAAGATGTTCACCTTGTCATGCAGATGACTTCGCGACAGCACCAACCACACTAGCACAATCTTTGCTTGTATCAAGAGGTTTATTAAGATTCAAACTGATGATGGACAAATTACAGATCAGATCTAATGTTAAATTAGCGAACATTGTTACCACATATGCCAGTGATGCAGGTGATAACCCTATCACAGATTTAAATTTTACTTTAATATTTGAGAACGCAGACTTCGTACCAACAACTGGTACTACAATCGATGGTTCAACTGCAACCACGACCAAAGCACAATTCATCAGAGACAAGATTGCTGAGGCACTGAACGCCGATCACACAGAGAAAATGAGTGTGTTTAATCCAACTTCAGGTACGGGCAATATCAGTGACATAGAAGTTACTGTTGGTCAAGTGATGATACAGGAAGGTGAGATAGTTGAAGCAATCACAGTGACCGAAGTTACAACTTTCAGACCAAACACTGCGAACCAAACACCTACAGACAACGCACTGACTTACTCAGCAGAGTAATTTTTATTTGTTTTTTTATTAAAAAAATTTAATATTAATCGTCTGCGTAGGTTATCCCAGATCCCGATGTGGTGAATTCTGTGCTGTGATCTCCGGATGATCTGTAAGTGGATTTCCATGCCGCCACCCAAATTGCATATTTCGCCTTTGTAGTTGCCCTGTCGGCTTTGGTGTTTGCTGGCGTTCCTGTGTTGGTTGCATGTGCGATACCGTTGGGTTGGAATGGCCTAGTTGGCCTGTTTAAGGTGTTTTGGTATCCTGCTAATAGTGTTAGTGCCATACACATATTTACCAAATGTTTCAGTAGCATTAAAACAGGCTTTATGCTATAGTAAATACACTTTATAAAAATGTTTATAGCGATACTCACATTACTATCGGCACTGTCCATATCAGGAGTGGCAATCTTCTACTCCGTTATCGGCCTCGCGACCATATTCCCAGGTGCTTTCGTGCCTGTTGTGATCATGGGCGGAGTGTTAGAGATAGGCAAACTGATAACGGCCTCATGGCTGTACAGGAACTGGAAGTTCACTCCTTTTATGCTCAAGACCTATCTGACGACGGCGGTCATAATATTGAGTTTAATCACAAGTATGGGTATCTTTGGATTCCTATCCAAAGCACACCTGGAACAGAACCTTGCGTCTGACACCTTGATACAACGTATACAGATACTGGAAGACAAGATAGAGAGTGAGAAGATGTCCATAGAAAGACAGACTCTAGTGATCAACAGGGCCGAGAAGGCCATCAACAGAGACACAGGAACGGCGTCAGGCGACATAGAAGTACAGCAGTCGATCATAGCAGATGCCAACGAGAAACTGAAAACACTACTTACGGTCGAGACCAACACAATAAGAGATCTAAACGACAGGTTGAATACAACTGTTAAAGATCTCAATGACAGGCTCAAGACACTGGACAAGAACGTCAGTGATGTGCTGACTTCAAACAAATCATTCTTCAATGAGGAGAAGGCGGCGGCAGATCTTAAGGCAAGCCAGAAAGCGGAACGTAAAGAAATAGCCAACAAGATGGCAGAAGCACAGCAAACAATAGCGATCAAGATAGCAGAAGCAGAGAAAAGGATCGCTGAACTCAAAGCGGATCACAAACAGGAGATCGCAAAGGCACAGGAGATCATAGCGAACATGAGGACAGGATCTCAGGACAACAAGGGCCAGTTCGCCAAAGAGATAGAAACAGCAGAGAAGAAGATATTCGACTCACAGGGCAACATAGATTTATTCATAGTGGAGAAGCAACCACTTGAGAAAGAGATGTTGACTCTTGAAGCAGAGATAGGACCTGTGAAGTACATAGCGGCGTTGGCAGTGGATTGGGGTATAACGGACCAAGTTGAAACTAGCAAGGCTGTAAGGTGGGTTATATTGCTGTTAATCGTGGTGTTTGATCCATTAGCAGTATTACTATTGATCGCGGCCAACCAATCATTGATGAGAAGATTTCCACCAGAAGCACCCAAACCACAGGAAATAGTTGATCTGGAGAAGCCAGACGAAGAGGGCATTGATCTAAAATGGAACGCAATGATGGACAAGACTGATGCTGTGGCAAAGATGGAACTGGCCACAGAACAACTACAGGAATGGAAAGACAAACTAGAGGCGTTCAACAACAAAGTACCGAAACCAGAGGACAGACCGGTTGAGATCATACAGGAAGACGATGGTGTGATACCACACATAGATCTCGTAGGTCAAAAAAAAACTGAAGACGAAGAAATAGTAGCAGATAACACCATAGACGGGTTTGACCCAGACGAGGTCATGTTTGATGCGATCACAGAGCCAGCAGTTGACAAAGAGAAGCAACTGGAAGAATTCAAGAAACGTGAGGCGGAAGAAAAACAAGCATTAGAAGAGTATGCACGTAAGGCCGCAGAGCACGAAGACGCAACAACAGTGACCGTAGAAGAGGCATTGAAAATGTCAGAAGCAGAAAGTGTTGAGACACCAATACAAGAAGAACGTATCAACCCAGATTTCACAGAGGTAATCGAACCTGAATCAAAGGGAAAACACCCAAAGAAAAATACAGTGGCGTCGTTAGGACAAAGAATAGTAGAATCCAAGACCGGAAAGGTGGTAACGCCCCCAAAGCCAACACTGAGTAATTGGCAAAGGGCTGAATTACTCGACAACTTCCATAAAGAACACGGCAACTTCGAGGACGTAAAAGAATACGTACAGAACGAAGAACAAAATGAAAAGTCATTATGGAACAAGTCAAAGAACATGACCAGCGAGATAGACTATCATGGAAGAATGGAACAACGAATAAATGACCTCATGTCTAAAATTGAAAAAAAAGAAATAAAATTAGAAGATCTATCCCAAGACGATCAAAGAGTCATTAACGAAATAAACAATCAGAAAAATGACGGATAAAGATTCCCTTATTGGCAATATGGGTAAGTTGATCATAGTGACACCACCTTCTATGACCCGTCCCCGGGATATCAGTTTTACCATTTTAAATTTAAATGACGAGCAAAAAACATTGTTTACAAATAAACTGAACGAGTTGTTTCCAGAAAATGAAATCACACTCTTTGTTTGGGATAAATCGAATGTAGAAGACAGATGGGTGTATGAGGCCAATCTTAACAGTGATTACGTGATCCAAGGAGACACAGACATCACGAAACAAATAGAAACAATAAAGGCAAAATATGACAGAAGAAAGTTTGATTTGTAATTTTTGTGGTAAGTCCAGGAAGGACGTCACAAAAATGATCGTTGGCGCCAGCAAGACATCGATCTGTAACGAGTGTGTGAAACTGTGCGTGGAGATACTAGACGAGGACATAGTCAAGGCCCGTAAGGAGAAACTTTACTCTGGCGACAAGAACATTTTGAATCCAGTGTTGATCAAAGAACATCTAGATCAATATGTCATAGGGCAGGATGCCGCCAAGACGGTGTTGAGTGTGGCAGTGGCCAATCACTACAAGAGAATAGTGCAACCACCAATCGACTTCGACCTAGACAAATCCAACGTCATGGTGTTGGGAGCCACTGGTGCAGGCAAAACCTTAATGGCAAGAACAATAGCAAAGTACCTGGACGTACCATTCGCAATAGCAGACGCTACAACACTGACAGAATCAGGTTACGTGGGTGACGACGTGGAGAATGTGGTACAGAAACTGTATGCCAATGCAGGCGGAGACCTAGAAAAGACACAGAAAGGCATAATATTCATAGACGAGATTGACAAGATTTGCAGGAAAGGTGAAAACACTTCTCTGACCAGAGACGTTTCAGGCGAAGGAGTGCAACAAGGACTACTCAAGATTGTGGAAGGTACAGAATGCAGGGTACCCCCAATGGGTGGTCGTAAACATCCTGATCAACAGACTATCACCATAGACACATCAGACATACTGTTCATAGTGGGTGGTGCATTTACTGAGTTAGAAAAACAGATTCGATCAAAACAATCAGGTGGAATGGGGTTTGGAACAAAACTTAAAGAACAAGACGACAAGAACTACCTGAGTGAAGTTCAACCAGAGGACCTGATCAAATACGGACTGATACCAGAATTCGTAGGAAGGTTCTCCATGCTTACAAATGTAGATCCACTGAACGAAACACAGTTGATACGTATTCTTACAGAACCCAAGAACGCCATACTGAAGCAAACCAAGTACCTGTTTGGATTGGACAACATAGACATTGAGTTTACCAAAGAAGCCAAACAGAGCATAGCACGTAAGGCCAAAGAATTAGGAACCAACGCAAGGGGGCTGAAAAACGTAGTAGACACAGTGGTTCTACCATACCAGTTTGATGCGGAGGAGATGAGAAACAGAGGAGTAACCAAAATACAGATAACTAATGAGGTGGTTGACAAGGGTGCTGACCCTGTGTTAGTATTTAAAAAAGCAAATGGAATATCAAAAAAACAAAATTAGACCCAAGTTCAAAAAGACAGAGAGACCGTTAGGTTTCCAGGGCTACTACGTGGAAGTGCGTGAAGGCGAAGACGCCATCAGGGCATACAGGAAGATCAAGAGATGGATCAAGGAAGACAAGTTCATTGACCAGATCAGGGCCAACAACACTTACCAAAAACCATCAGAGATCAAAGTCGAGAAAGCCAAGGAACGTAGGAAGGTACTACGAAAATTGCGTAGGGAACGTGACAGTTTCATATCAATGCGTCCACAAAGAGGCAGATAATTTTACCAAACACACTCGTAATTTGACATATAGCACATATATGTTATAATAAATAAAGTTGAAGATTGCTTTAGATAGGATCTTCATACATTAACCTTGCTAACAATAGGAGGAAAGCAATGACAAAACATCTATCTATTTTTAATAACCTAAGACCATACACAGTGGGATTCGACGACTGGTTTGATCACTTCGATGCCATGATGGACGACAGTTTCTTCAGGGGGGCTGGCAATTTTCCACCATACAACATAGTGAAAACCGGCGAGAACACCTACGACGTTGAACTTGCACTTGCAGGATTTACCAAGGATGACATCATAGTCGAGTACAAGGAGAACTTGCTCACTGTGAAATCAAAACCCAACAAAGATCCAGCAGATGAAGTTGAGAAATACGACGACGGAGTGCAACACAGAGGCATCTCAAAGAGAATGTTCACAAGAACATTTACTATTGCCAATGATGTTGAGGTCAAAGGTGCAGAACTCAAAGATGGTTTGCTTAAAGTGAGCATGGAAAGAATAATTCCAGAGCACAAGAAGGCCAAACTTATCGACATCAAGTAAAGCATGAAATGGATGGGGTGGTAAAACACCCCTTCCAAATTGACAATCGTGTTAGATATGTTATAATAAGGTATGACAATGACAGATATACAAACACTGACAAAAGAAAAGATCAAACTAGACGAACCTGGAATGTACGATGTAATTTTCCTAAACGACAACATCACAACAATGGAGTTCGTCGTGAAGGTGCTTAAACAGATATTCGGCAAGACACCGGAGCAGGCACAGAACATCACGACAAAGATACACCAAGACGGACAGGGCATCGTTGGCTCGTACACACATGAAGTTGCCGAACAGAAAGGCATAGAGACAACACTTGCGGCCAGACAGGAGAACTTCCCACTGCAGGTCAAAGTCAAGAAGCAGTAATGGATCTCAGGCACTACGTCAGAGAAAATCAGCAAGTGATGGATTTCGTGCAACACGCAACTCCAGGAGTGATTGACAAGTACGTGGGCACACTAGACTACGCCACCGCTAGGTTCAACACCATACTATTGAAGTTATCACAGGATCCGCTGAGAGCGGACGAGCACAGCAACGAGATAGATGAGTGCTTCAATATAATACAGAGGTTCCATGCTGACACCAAAAGATATTTGATGTGGCACCACCTGTTTAAACCAATCATGGCACTCAAACTGCACTGGGCAGGAACAACACAGATACCAAAGATAAAGTTTTTGCTCAACAAGATCCATAATTAATGGTATGAGTATCTGGGCAGAATTCAATCCGCTGACATCTTGTGTCATAGGCACATTGCCTGAGGCCCAAGATATTATTCCGCACACAAAACTAACAAACAGGCACACAAATTATTTTACGGAGATAGTCAACACAGCCAAACAAGAACTCGATGACCTCGAGAAGACGCTGAAGAGTTTCAATGTGAAGACCCACAGAAGCAAACAACACTATCCTATACACAACGGTAAGACAATAACTACACCACCTCTGGCCGTCAGAGATATCTTCAATGTGTATGGCAATAGCCTGTTCAAAGGAAACTTTGCCTGCGAGTGGAACAAAGAGGTCCCACGTTCATGTGATCATGTGCTTGAACAATATGAATTCCATGACGTCAAGTTGTTGCCCACTGAAGATGTTTTCTTCAATGGAGACTTCGGCAACTTTGATCCTGAAATAGATCTGCATAGACCCATGTTCCATCCCCCAATGTCATTGCGTATAGGAAACGATATAGTCATTGCAAAACGATTCGGGAGAGAAGGCAATCAAAAGGGCAAGGACCAATACGAACAGTGGTTGAAGTCTGTGAATCCAAACGTGAGAATGCACTTGGTAGACACAGAAGGTCACCTCGATTCACAGATCTTTTTGGTACGTCCTGGATTGATGCTTACCTGTTTACAACCTAGGCAACTGCCAGCATTTTTTGATAAGTGGGAAAAAATACAGGTCGAATCGGTGACATCACAACTGTTGCACAAGAAAAACGTACACAGGCACAAGAAATTTCATCCAGTGATAGCACAATGGTTCTATAATTTCCTAGAAACTTGTACAGAGGAGACCTATTTTGATTTAAATAGTCTTAGCATAAACGAAGACACGGTTTTGTTTACGGGCACTCATCCTGCACTTTTTAGAAAACTAGAAAAAAAAGGAATCTCCTGCGTGCCGATAAGCATGAAAGCAACCACATTCTGGGACACCGGTGTTCATTGTGCTACAAATGATATTGAGAGATCTGGTAAGTTGGAGAATTATGCTTAACTGGTTATTTTGGGCAATACCACAGAACTACATAAGACGTTACCTATTCACGTTCTGGCTGGTGATGTTCTTCCTACCAGGATACATTTTGGGATTGCATTTCACCAAACTTGGATTTATAATAAACTGGCTCTGGTTCGACATCGTGTTCTACGGTTGGTACAGGGCAAAACAAATGTTAGGAGACGACGAATGAAAGCAGTAGTATGGAGCAAACCGGCCTGTCCTTATTGTGAGAAGGCCAAAAACCTGTTGAAGAACAAGGGCATAGAGTACGAAGAGAAGAACATAGCGGAAGGCTACAAAATACAGGACCTATTAGAACTTGTACCTAACGCCAGAACAATGCCTCAGATTTGGCTTGACGGAGAACATCTTGGTGGTTTTTTTGAACTAGAGAAGAAACTTGGTTAGTTGACAAATACCAACACATAGTTTAAAATTATTGTAACAAAGGAAAATAATGATCAAAGAAGCATTAATAAAAAAACTTGAAGGTGAGATCGAAGTCGCCAAAGCAGACTTAAGAACCTTCCTAGCAAATCCAATGGGTGTTGCTGAACACATAGATTATGTGGTCACTGCTGAAAAGAAACTTGAAGCACTGGCACACGCAGAGGATAAACTAGAATCGCTTACCAAGTTGTAAAGTGACATACACGGTCAACGACAAGTGTATAATGTGTAAGCACACTGACTGCGTTAGTGTTTGCCCAGTTGACTGTTTTTACGAAGGTGAGAACATGCTGGTTATCAATCCAGACGAGTGTATTGATTGCGGAGTATGTGAACCAGAGTGTCCGGAGGACGCAATACTTCCAGACACAGACGACGAAGGAGCAAAATGGGTAGAGTTCAACGGTAAGTGGTCACAGGAGTGGGCGGTGCTCACAGAGAAGAAAGACCCTCTGCCGGACTATGAGAAGCACTCGGGAGAACAAGGAAGATTAGAAAAATATTTTAAAGACAAATAATGAA